TTCTGTATCATTTGGTATCTTCATAAAATAACTTTTTTGTTTTCAATGTTATTAATATTGCCAATAACTATTTTATCCGACTCTATAATGTTCTTACTGTTGTTTCTGTAGTATACAGACTCTGCTATTATTTTATCTATATTTTTAATTAAAAAATATCTTTTCTTAATTCTTTGTTCCAGATCCATCTTTTCTCCATTTTGGATTTATCAAATCACTATCTTCAATAACCAAATGTATCTTTGAAGCAATGTTATCGGATAAATGAACAATATAATCTAAATAAGTTATTGGATAAGTTTCTGGTATAGGAGACCATGGTCCTAGGTGGCATCTAACTAATCTGAGTATCGATTGTACAATGTCCTCTGACAAGAATAGAGTAGAAGATTCTGACTCACTCGCAAACTTCTTATCTTTTTCTTGACAAAAAGAAATAAACTTTCCTACCGTATACGGATGCATTGGGTCGTACCTACAATCGTCAGACCCACCTTCGTGTACACCCTTGCATACGTCGTGAAGAAGACACGCGGCTATAACAATGTCTTTCTCTTCTTGCGAAAGAGAATATGACTCGCTCATATACGATGCTATTCTAACTACTCTTTTAGTGTGGAGAACATTTCCGCCTTCACCGTGCTCATCCGAAGGATGATACTTGCCAGAAAAACTTGATGGAATTTTCCAAAATAAATCATTTCTAATTAATATAGACCTAACAAAAGATCTTATAGACTCATCAACGATAAGATTGATTTCTCCCAACAATGTAGAAAGAACTTCATTTTCTTTCCCCATTGAAGAAGCATTTTTTTCCTCTATAAGAATATCATCTAATATACTTTTACCCATTTTTATCTTCTTTCTTCCAGTCGTTCCAATTTGAACAAGGTTCATCAAACGGACATTTTTTACAATAAGATATCAGCCCTCTTTTAGGTACTAAAACCTCGGTGTTTAACATTTTGTTGCACCAGTAATCGTAATACTGGAGATCTTCATTTCTTATTTGGAATTCATTAAAACCTATATTCTGACTCAATGGATCTATGAAACCAAATTTAGTATTTGCCATTCTTTCTGGGTGCCTATTGTGGTAAGCCTTATACAGGGTACAAAAATCTGTTCGATACAGATCTCTATTGCTAAACTTATACCCAAATATAATTTTGGTTACAAAATATTGTTTCTTATAAAAGAATATAATATCAAAAGTATCCTGTAGATTAAGATTACCTATCGGCATGTTGTACTCTTCGCTTATGGCCACAGGTATATATGGAGATTCCGAATAGGTTTCGTGGAATCCCAGTAGGATGCCAGCTGCTTTAGAGGTCAAGCTGGCAGTGTTCCCGTATGCGGTCTCGTGTTGTTCTGTCACGATATCGTATGAGTTAGTATTCTTAGGAAACCAAATCTTTTCCCATCTATTTAATAGAGATGAATAAGATGGAATTATCCCACCTTGTTTTTTGAAAAAGAAAAAATACATTATACTCTTAATAGTTGATTCAAACTTTTCGGTATGTATGTCTCTTGCATATATCTTTTCTGGCAACTTTTGCTGATGCCTATAATCAAATAGGCGTTCACATAGTTGAAAATCTTTTAAAGATTGTACTGATACAGGTTCCATTAATGAAAATCCTTTCCACTTAATAAGTCATCTAATAAAGATGATGAAGACGTATACGAGCTATCGGTAACTGGATCATAATCTTCGTAGGTTTTCTTGTAGTCAACATACTTGACTAAGGGCGGATCATACAAAAATGCTGAACCAGTAATTCTATTCTTGGGAATCTGAAGCTGCATTATATTTTCATCTTCAGTTTCATCGTTTGTTGCTAATCTTTTTTCTGTAATAAAAATTGTTACTGCACACTTTTGCTGAATAGCTAAGGAGCCACCAGTGTCAGACTGTTGGACTACCTCACGCTTTTCCTTCATTCTGTTTGAATTTTCCTGTGCTGTAATTATTAAAGCGCAATTCATATCTCTTGCAAGCTTTTCTAAACGCACCATCATTTCTTCAAACTCACCCCAACGTGGCTTGCCCTTACCCCCACCCTTAGTGAACATAGACTGGATTGTATCTATTATAACTATGTCTGGCATGTTGATGTTCTGCCCAATTATATCTCTTAACCAAAATTCTAGGTCTTCAAAGTACGGAGTATCCGGGTCATGTCTAACCATAAGACGGTCACCCCACTTAGCCAGTCGGGCCTTAAAGGTATTCAGGTGTTTATTCTTTTCTTCTTCTGACCACTTTGATGACTCTAGGTAAACATTCTTTTCTATTATCTGTGTCATTAAGATTCTCTCCCAGTGACCAGTAGCTTCTTCAAAGTTTACATATAAAACTCTATAACCGTTATCTAACCAATTGTTTGCTAGGCACTTGACGAACGTGCTCTTGCCCTTGCCTGATGCGGCGATGACTGCGTGCACAGCCCCCCTAAAGAAGCCGCCCTCGTCCGTGTACCCCATGGCCCTATTAAGTGCCTTAAATTGAGTAGGTAAGAAGTTCGGTATATCTAATAGCGAATCTACTCTGCTAGCTATTTCGTCAGCAGTTGTTATTTTATCTAGTGGATTATATCTTATTTGATTTTCTAATTCTCTTATTTCAGAAGTAAGAGTTTGGATTCTAGATATATCATCTTCAGTCTTTTGTCCTTTTTGAGATATTATAGATTGAAGTTCTTGTAAATAGTTAATCTGTTTTCTTTTATTAGCTTTATACTTTACTAATTCAGAAACAGATTCTTGCGTTGACAGTTCGGCAGACATTAATAAATCAACCATGACGCCGACCCCAGCGTTACCACCAAGAGCTTCGTGTATATCCGTTTCTGTTTGTAGCCAAGACTTAAAAGCTATTGGGTCAACAATATCAAGTTGTGTAGCATTCTCAAAAGCTAGAAGAGCCTTATAGAATTCATTTATTCCTTTTTCCCCATGTATGGAACCAACAATTTCTTCTGGAAGATTTTCCTTGAAGTAATTAATCGCTCCATTTTTTCTAAGTGAGAGAGCAAAGATCTGGTACTCTAGTGGAATGTTATCCTCTACCTTTTCATTTGCTTGTGTCATTGTTTCTTTTTCTCTTTTATAGATCGGTAAATTTTTTTCTTGTACTCTGAATTTTTCTTCTTAATACTTCTGTAAGCTTCGGAGGACGTCGTAGTATTTTTCTTCTTCTCTTTGGGCTTATAAGGGTTTGATCTAATCGCTTCGAGCAATCTGTCGAACACTGATTGTTCCGTTAAGCTATCATTATAGCGGAAGACAATCAATGCCACACCATTATCTATGCACCATTGTTCTTTTTTTTCGTCTCTCTTAATAGCTTCTTCAAAATCATATTTAGATTCAAAAAATCTACTGGTGTAATAATAGTGCTGTCTTCCATGAAATTCTGCAGCTATCTCATACTTAGGGCAGTAAACATCTAGCTTTAATTTATCGCCTATATGATATTCGTTTATAATTTTTTCTCCTGGAAGGAGCTTTTGCAGTGCTGACGTTAAAGCTGTCTGACCTCTAGACATTTTTTTTCTACTGTCTTTTAACCACGTTAACCCAATAGAGTTAATCTTCTTATTTACCTGTGGTATAGTCCAGCCTAATTCTTTTGCTATTTCAGAAATAGATAAAGAAGTTTCCAATAATAGATCTTTTAGAAAATCAATATCGTCTTGGTCTTTGTCTACTTTTTTACCATGCATTTCACTCAGCCGTGTTATATGTTTTTGAATAACTAATAGTTTTACCCAAATCTATAATCGACATGTTTAGCTTGTTCCAAATTGAATTTGATAAAGCTAATCCCAAAGAAGAGCAATCTAAAATACAATAATCTATCTTACCTTCTAAGGCAGCAATTTTCTCGAAGGTATCTTCTAGTCTAGAAAAATAATTGTTGAAAGGAACACTAATTACATTTGTTTTAAATCCCATAAATTTATATATAGTTTTTTTATCATGAAAAGAAACCACTGCCGTATTAGTATTCTTAATATAAAAGTTAAAAATTGAATTATATACTTCTCTATTATTTTCGTAGTAGTACTCAAACAGATTAGGGCTATAGAACTTGCCATCATCAACCAGGCCAATGCCAGAATGCTTTGAAGCAACCACTTCTTCGACAAGTGATTCAGGTATGCTCTTTATAATTCTACTGTCGGACAAATTAATCGATCTAATAATTTCTTTATTAAAACGAGAAGGTGTACCATCCGCATTTTTCTTGCTTAAAGAAACTATTGAAGACTTTGCTATATTTAAGAAAGCAAACTTTTCCTTTGAGTTCATCAGCTTAGTTAATTCTATTGAAGCTTGTATTTGATTTTTCATTTGTACTCCTTAAATTCCAAAGTTACCCCAGTTAATTAAAACTGGGTTTGGATCTACGATTGAATTGATATGATTTAACGCGTGGAATTCTCCACCATCTATAGTTGAATATCTCTCATACTTTGATTGCTTGTCTTCATCTTTTATGTATCCAAGATGTTGCATGATCAAATTTGAATTAACAAAATAATTTCTTTGGTTTATTAAATCTAAAACATACGTTGGTTCAGATCCACAAGCTAGTGCTCTATCTCTAAACATAGCACCAGACATAAATCTAAATATTCTACTGCTGTTATTTGGTGCCCAAAGTTTGTCCACTCTATACTGAGTATCATTCCACATGTGGTAGAACCTAACATTAACAACATCTTTTTCTGATGAATTTAATATCTGTCTAATATCGGTTTTTGTTATATCGGAAGAGTCATAAAGCATTTCATCGCAGTCTATGGCGATGATCCAGTCGCCTTCTGTGGCATGATTCTCAAGATTCAACCAAGCGTATCTGCGTAGTCTTCCTTCATGCGTGGTGAACATTGGCTTAGGCGTCTTGTAAACATTGGCGTACTTAGACGCTATTTCTGCGGTGTTATCATCAGAGCAATCGTCTGTAAAAACAATTTCATCTACTTGGCTTTTTAATCTTTCCAACACCTCTGGAAGATATTTGTTGGCTTCATTTCGGCCTACCATTTGGGCTATTACTTTTGGTTGTGACATTTTTACTCACTTGTATAAGAAGAAGAACAACGGCAGGGAGGGCCTGCCGTTGTTCAAATGGATAAAACTATTTATTAACTCTCTAGTTGTTCGCGAGCTTTTACTGCTGTAATTCTTTCAACATCAACATCTTTGAAAAGAAGTTCTCCAGATACCCCAGATACTGTTCTGCGATTACCACTAGCAATCTTCTCTGCTTCTGTCATATTTGAAGCTTTGACAATCGATGTAGTTGTAACTGTAAAATACTTGAATTTATTTTCAGCCATTGTATTCCTTTTTTTAGTGGCACTTTGCCAATTTATGTAACACACTTATTATATCATGTGCGATATGCTAGATCAAACCTAGTAAAGTTTATCTTTTTGAAGGATAAGTTTTAGCTATATATTCAATAGCCTCTTCTAAAGAAGAAGTTATTTTTGTTGACAAGAAATTAAGATAGACTCTTGACTGATATGAATCGTCTGCGAATACAACTACTGGTTGGTTGTTAAAATGAGCCCAGGTTATTTCAAAATCTGTACCGATATAAGCTCTACCCGGTATCGTATACTCTACTAAAAGTATGTCACAATTTTTTTGTAAAAATATATTCTTATCTACTATCTCTTTTGGTTCACAATCGGTTTCTTCCAAAGCGTAATCCATTGGATTGACAGCTTCAAAACCCCTATCGGCTAATAGTTTTACGGCTTTATTTCTCCAACCGTGTGCGAATATGCCAACTTCTTCTATTGCTCCAGATAAAAAAACTTTAGTTTGCATTGATTATTTCCTTAGATGGCCAATAATATTCTAGATTTATATCTTCATCAAAATATTGAGAATAGTATGCGTAGTCTTTGCGCAGTAGATTTGATCTATGCGACCTATGAAATTGATCTAAGCCAAACCATGGTGGCATAACCACTTCAATTGGATCAAACTCTTCAAAAAGCATTGTATTTTTATAACCTCTATCTATCCATTCTTGGATAGTATAATTCTGGTAAAGCTGTAAAGCGGACTCGTACCCAGCCCACATTAGTGTGACCGGATGATTACGCCAACCTTTTGCAGGGGTCCTATCAAGAAGGATGTTCAAAACTTGGAAAGTTTCTACTCGTTGCTTCCCAAGTCTACGGTAATCTAATACCCGAACTGATTCCTTAAGATCTGAATATGGTAAAAATGTTTGCATTATGCCTTCTTAAATTCCTCAAAAGTTTTATCACCAACACCAAAGTATTCTCTAGCTAATCCAGCCTTAACGATTTCTGTGTTAAGGCATTCACCAGCTTCATTCCATACTCTAGCTAAGATTCTACCGTACTTCTCATTCTTGTCTAAAATAGTTTCAATCTTTACTTTATTATTAGCTTTCTTGATCCATTGATCAGTAAACTCTTTTGCAGCAAGACCCATCTTCTTTTCTTCCAAGTTTGTGGTGCGGCTTTCTGGTGTATTAACGCCGTATAATCTTACGCTCTTTGGTCCGATATGAACTTCGAAGCCAAGATCTATCTTAATCTTGAATGTATCTCCGTCAACTATCTTAACTACTTCTGCATTGTATAAGTAAACATTAAATTGATCTGACATTTTAATCTCTTTCTATTCCTATGAAATCGCAAGCATTGCGAAATATTTTTTGGCTTACTGTGAACTGTGCGTCCGCGTGGCTATAGCCCTCGCCTGGCTTAGGCGAAGAAGCATGCCAGCTATGGCCTATCGATACGCTACCATCATACACTACGTTGTACCCAAGATGACGCGCAAAATATGAACACCAAGTTTCCTCATAATAATGTGGCGTTGGCAAGAAAGCACCTTCTGCGTCTGGATACATCTGTCTATACTTCTCGTCGTTAGTCATTGCATTCCATACTTCTCTTCTTATAAAATAAGCTGAACCAGAAACTGTAACACAATTAACTCTATCTTTATAGAGCACGTCTTCTGGGTCACTCTCATTCCACCCCCTATGCTTAGGAGCTATATTTGTGCCAACTATACCAGCATGTTTT